CTGCGCTGCCCCTTGCTGATGTACTCGGAGAACACATTGGAGAAGTCCAGATTCGCCTCTCCCGATAGCAAGTTTTTACCCAGCTCCAGGGTGTCGACGGCGCGACCTGCGCTTCCAGGGTTGGCAATCACCAAACGGCCCCTCGCATCGTCTGTGCTGAACAGACGCGACGGTGTCAGCAGTCGGTCGATGCTTTCGAAAGCAGTCTCGCCGGGCTCGATCGTGTGATCTTCCAAGCCAATACCAACCGTCGACTCGTTCACCACACTGATGCCGTATTCACGAGCGATGGCGGCGATGATGCTTTGCACGCTTTGGCCCTTCCACTGGCCGGGCTTGTTCACCGCCGCACAGTCGACAAGGTCAGCAGTGCGCGACCGTCCAGCAATACTGAGCGTGATGCTCGCGCTGTCGTACCGAATCGGCGTGCTGAACACGTAGCCGGTAAGCACCAAGTCCTGCCCGATCCGGACTTCGGCAAGTTCCCCTTGCCGTATTCTGACCGGCACATCACCACCCCCCGGCCAACGCCAGGTGATTGCCAGATTGAAGTCCCGCGCCTGCCGCTCAAGGCCGGCGCCGATGCTCACACTTTTCCAGCCGGCGTAGTCGTGCCCGCCAATGCTGAGAGTGACGTTGTTCAAAGGATCCATGATCAGCTCTTGGCTATTTGCAGGTCCGTCGCAGGGACGAAGCCAGGATGACGAATGCGGTTACGCGCAACGATCTCCCCACCACGCAGGGCATCGCCATACAACGCATGAGCCAGCACCAGGGACGGCAGATTCTCCAGCGGGGCATAAGTACGTAGCCAAACACCACTGCGAGCGACCTCCGTCAAATGTCGGTCTATCGCAAGCCGGGTATCGCTCAGCACGCTGAAATGCTCTGGCGGACTCAAACCAGCCACCGACCACAGCGCCTCGCTGACGGCATCCCGGATCACGATGATGTCATTCGATACCGGAGTGGAACTCTCCCCTGTACCACTAGGCATGTCAGACACACCGGACACCACCACCCGCGCGCCCTGCTCGGCCAGCTGTACGTCCAAAGCCGCTGGATCCGGCGTACGCTGGATCACCGCAACGGGCATCTCTGCCAGATCAAGCAAGATGTCCAGCAAGGCGGCATCCTGAATAAGACCGATGACAGCCAACTGAATAATCACTATGTCCGGATCCATGCTGACCGCTGAAACATCCTGCAGCTGAGCGAGCGCTTCGGCCTTCGCCGAGGCGCCCTTCAACGATCCATCGGAGCCGTAACCGCTGAACGTTCTTTCCAGGCTGGAAATGTCGCTGAGGAGGCTGGCCGCGAACGCGTCAGGCGCGTTAACGATGGAATACACCAATGCATCCAGATCGGTTGCCAGCGAGGTCAGTGGCTTCAGAAAGTTGATTGCAAAGGCGTATGCCCCGGAAACCGCTGTCCTGATTGCATTCACCCGCTGTCGCGCCAGATCCACTGGTGCCATCGCATCAATGAAGCGGCGCCTGATTGACTCAAGCAGCGTTGGCTCCTGAGCGGCCAGCAGGCGCCGCGTGTTGGGCGACTGCACTGGAAATTCAAGCATGCTGTCAACAAACAGCAGGCCAAAGCGAACCATGCCCAGCTCGTTGCGCGAGTGCGAAACATCACACTCCCCCGCCGTGACCGTCATTCGGCCAAACCAAGGATGGACAAGCTCACCCGGGCCAGGCGTATCTAGAGCTGCTAGCAACCGGTCGCGCTGAGCCAGGCAATCATCACCTACAACGAAGCCGAAGAACTGGTAACGGCGCGTGGTGCGCCCTAGATCCTCAACGAACGGCTGATCACGCTGCGGGTATTCGTGCACCTGCGTACGGCGGCCCACCGGCACGCTATCGGTATCCACCCAGAAAGGGACGCCCCGGAAGGACGCCTCTTGCCGGCGGTCGCGCCACTCACTCATTGTTGCCTCCACCTAAGGACCGATAACCGACTTTCGGGGTGATGGCCAACCCGGGCTGATTTGTCTTCGCAGGGTCAACACGCAAGCCCTGCGGGGCATTCTCGAATCGCACCACTAGCGCTCCGTCCAGCTGCGTGCGGTTGTTGGCAGCACCTTGCTGCAACAGACTGCCGGGAGCAGGCAGATCTGGACGGCTCAGCAACTGACTGGTTGAAGGAATGCCGGTTGCCGCGTTTACGCTCTGTTGCTTCAACTTGCTGTTGTCCACTGCGCCCGCCGTGATGAAAGCGCCCGTGCCGCCACCCACACCAATGTTTCGTTCGCGTTGCTGCTCGGCAAACTTCGTCGCCTTGTTTGTCGCGGTCTGAATGATCCCATCCCCGTCATCACCGCCTTTGAACAGTGACATCATTGGTTCGAGAATCGGCTTGAGCTTGCCCCACAGCTTCATAAACCAAGCGCTGATCGGCTCCCAGTTTTTGATAATCATCCCAAGCGGCGACCAGTCGAACATGCTCTTAAGAAAGCTGAGCACGGGTGTCGACAACGCCACTACTACATCCCATAACGCCCTGAAGAGTTCAGTAATAGGCCCCCAGTTCTCGGCGATCTTTCCCAGCGGCGACCACTCAAACATAAGTTTCAGGAAATCCCATGCCACCATCGCTGGCCCACGGATCTTTTCCCACATGGCCGCAAAATAAGGTGCGACCACAGACCAGTTGGCGATCAGCAAGCCAGCCGCCAACGCAAGCACACGGAAGATGATGCCGACCGGTGTCATTGTTGCCACCGCAGAGAACGCCCTCGTGGCAATGGTTGCCGCCAGTACAGCCAGACGCAGCACACCAAACCCAATGGCCGCACCTACTAAGCCCTTTACCAAAAACGGGTTGGCCGCAATCAACACACCGACGCTGCTGATCAGCGGCCCGAGGGTGGTAATTGCCTCATTGAGCGGCGGCAGGAAGATTGCCCCGAGGGTAATGCCCGCGCTGGTCAGTCGGTTGGTCAACAACTGAATGGCATTTGCCGTAGTGGCCGACCTCGATGCGTACTCGGCCTCCATCGAGCCGGTGTATTTGCTGGCATCACCGGCGTTCCGGAAATTACTTTTCAGCAGCGCAAGGTTTGTCAGTAGCGGCGCGATCGCACCGATAGACTCTGTACCAAACAAGTCGCTGAGGAGCCCCGCCTGTTTGCTTGGATCAACCTTGGCAATACGTGACAGGACGTTTTCAATCGTACCCTGCGCATCCTTCTGCATACCCTTGGCCAGAGCCTTGGTATCCAGCCGAAGCGCTTTGAACGCCTGCTGTTGCTGCTTGGTCGCGGACGCCCCTTTGGTCAAAGCCAACATGAAGTTTTTCATGCCGGTTGCCGCGACTTCGCTCGGTACCCCGACGCCTGCCAGGGTAGCGCCCATCGCAGCGATTTGTCCGGAAGCCAAACCGGCGATCTCACCCAAAGGACCGATTCGCGTCACGATGTCGGAGATCTGCTGCGCGCTCGCCGGCCCTACGTTGCTGAGGTAGTTGATCTTGTCAGCAAGTGCGACAACTTCGGGCTGCGTCAATTTGAACGACGTCCGCCACTTCGCCATCATGTCGCCCGACTGCTCTGCCGTCTGATCGAACGCGATCCCCATTTTCACGGCATCGGTTGCGAACGCACGCAACTGCTCACGCGGAATACTGGCCTGGCCACCAGCGGCGACAATCTTGGCAATACCCTCGGCGCTCATTGGCAGCGCCTCGGATAACTCCAGCACGTCGCGGCTCATCTGCTTGAATTGTTCAGGCGTGTCGAAGTTAACAACCTTCTTCACATCTGCCATTGCAGACTCAAACTTGATCGCCTCATTGACCCCAGCCACGAAGGGAGCAGCGAATGCCCCTCCTTGTATGGCATCGGAGAAGCTGATCTTGCCCAGCCCTGAGCGCTCCATCTGCTTTCTGAAACCGGCCACATTCTTGCGAATGCCGGAGAGCGTCGGCGACAGCTTGTCGACGCCGGTGATCAACGCCTTGAGCTGAAACTTGTCGGCCATCACTCCACCTTCATGGCTTGATTGATACGCTGGGCGTGCTCGATCGACTCAACGATGGTGTCCAGTGTCCTGGACATCATCAGCGCGGGATCGGTCTTCCAGAAATATGCAAGGTCGTAGACGACGGCGATCAGGCCTTCAAGGTCGCTGACGCCGCTGTCATGAAAAAACCAGCCACAGCCCAGCTCAGACTGTTGAGGTCAGAGAGGTCGAGCTGGTTGACCGACGACTGAGGAATGCCGGCACAGACAGCGATATATTTCGCAGCCACATCGAGATCCAGCGATACATCTTCGTTTTTATCGATCTTGTAGGGCAGCGACTTGATGGCTCGCGCTTCCTGCGCAGTGGGACGTCTGAAAGTGATTTCATTCAACGTCTCGCCATGCGCCTCGATCGGCGTAACCAGCTTGATGACTTCCGTCATTGCCATACCCCTTTCGTGCCGTTCCATTCGAACTCGATCGTGCCGTCGTCGCCCTTAGCCGATGGCTCACCGACGATATAGGCACCTGACAGGACATAGATGCGACCGTTGCCGAATTCGACCGTGATGGTTGAATCTGTCGCGTTGACCAGCTGCTTGATCGGCAGATCCGGATCATCGATCGCTGTCAGCTTGACGTACGCCGGCAGGTCTTCTTCTTTGAAAAAACCCGGGGCCACCGTCTCGCGCTTCTTGTCACTCAACGGGGTTT